ATTCGCCGATGGCCAGCGGCGAATGCCCGGCCAGGGTCGCCTCGGTGGCGAACCCGTGCCGCCCTGAGTGGACGGTGTACCGGCCCTCCAGCCCGGCCTCCAGTTGCGCGGAACGCACCCGCCGCTCGGCGGCCCGCTCGGTGATGCGGTCGCCGGCAAGGTTACGCTTCCCGCAGTGGCCTGTGCCGATCTCCCCGTGCTTGCAGATGGCGGGAAACAGCGGACCGGACGTGCGCCCGAGCCGGGCCAGGGCGGCAACCCACTGCCTCACAACGGCGATCGTGACCGGGCTGTCCGCGACAGGGATGCGCGCCTTGGCGTGCCGCCTGGTCTTCATCCGGTAGACGGAGACCACGAGGCCCCGTTCCTCTTCGGTTACATCCTCGATGTTGATGCGCACGAGCTCGGACGCACGCGTTGCCGCGCTGTAGTTGAGGTACATCATCGCCGTGTCGCGCAGGCGGATGAGCTCCTGCGAACCTTGCAGTCCCCGGCCGGTCAGCTCGGCCAGTACCGCCGGGCTGACGGGGGTCGCCTTGCGGGGCACCGCCCGCGGGTCGCGGTCGTCGGCGAGCTTCTTCTCGTACCCCTTCAGGACGAGGTTCGCCTGCATCAGCTGAGGTGCGGGAACGTCGGCGAACTTGTGGGCGGCGCGGACGGAGGCGAGCATGCGCTTCAGCGACGACGGGGAGACGCCCACGGCACCAGGGACCGGCAGGCCGCTGCGGTCGAGCACGGGACGCCGGTAGCACAGGTATGCCGCGTACTCGGCGAGGGTCTCCGCCGAGCAGGGCATGGCGCTGCGGCCTTCCTCCGTGCACCATTCGGTGAACCGCCGCCAGTCAGCCTCATAGGCGCGGCGGGTTTGCGTGGACATTCCCGACGCGACGGCCGCCCGGGCAAGCGGCGACAGGCCGCCCTCTGGCGGCGGAGTGACAGTCGCGGGGACGATCTCCCCGGTGATCTCTTCCTCGGCACTCAATTTCCCGGCCCCTCTCATGCGGGAAAGAACCTGCGCGACACCATCAAGTGTGGTGACTGATAAGGGAGTTTACCAGACTCCAGCGGGCAGAGTCCAGATGCGGAGGATCGCGGCGCGCCCTCCGTATCCGGCAGTGCGGCATCTTGGGGGGCTACACAAGGTGAATAGGTGCTGCCGGAACTCCTAGGCAATCTGCTGCGGTCCGTGGTAGTTGCTGCGCACTCTGACCGCTAGGCTTTCCCCAGACTGCTCCTGCGACTAGGGAAAGGCGGTGGTGACCATAAGAATTTTGCTCCACTCGAACAGCCCGTGGGTTGGCACGGGCTATGGTCAGCAGTGCGCGATCTGGGCACCCCGGCTGGCCTCCCTCGGCCACGAAGTCATCATCTCGGCGTTCTGGGGCCTTAACGGCGCATCCACGCAGTGGAACGGCCACCTAGTTCTCCCCGGTGGGCAGGACCCGTACGGCAGCGACATCATCGTCAGCCACGCGAGGTACGTGAAAGCCGACCTGGTGATCACGCTGATGGACGTGTGGCCCCTGGACGCCAATCAGGTCCGGTCGCTCCGCGCCGACCACGGCATCCCGGTTGCTCACTGGATGCCAGTCGACTGCAACCCGCTCGGCGTCATGGATGAACGGCACCTGAAGGCGACGGGTGCGATCCCGGTGGCGATGTCCCGCTACGGCCAAGCGAAGCTGGCAGAGGCGGGGCTGGACAGTCTTTACGTACCGCACGGAATCGAGGCCACCCGGACATTCACCCCCGGCAAGCGCGACGAGGCGCGGAAGGCCCTCGGCGTCGATGACCGGTTCGTGATCGCGATGAACGCGGCGAACAAGGACGCGATCCGCAAGGGCTTCCCCGAGCAGATGCTCGCCTTCGCCCGGTTCCGGAAGAAGCACCCGGAAGCCCTGCTGATGATGCACTCCCTCGCCATGGCTCCGGGGGCGCTGGACTTGCAGGGCCTCGCTTCCCGGCTGGGGATCCTGGACTCGGTGCGGTTCGCCGACCAGTACGCCTACCTGACGGGGCTCCTGACACCGCAGGCGATGGCGGCATGGATGAGCGCCGCTGACGTCGGCAGCAACTGCTCCTACGGGGAGGGCTTCGGCCTCGCCCCGGTCGAGTTCCAGGCGTGCGAAACGCCCGTCGTCGTGACGGACGCGACCGCGATGACGGAGCTGGCAGGCCCCGGATGGAAGGTGAAGGGCGAGCCGTTCTGGAACAGTGCCCACGCCGCGTGGTGGACCCGTCCGTCGCCTGCCGGGATCGTGAAGGCGTACGAGGCGGCGTTCGACCGGGCAGCGCACCGGCGGCAGCCGTCGCGGAAGTTCGCCCTGCAGTACGACGCGGACACGGTGCTCACCCAGTACTGGAAGCCGGCGCTGGACACGATCATGGAGCGGGCGCATTCAGCGTCCACCGACCCGATCCGCCCGTCCGCCAGGGCCCTGCACGACCGGATGCGGGACACGGTGACCGAGCGGCTGGAGCTCGCGCACGCTGACGGGGTGCTGGACGCGGCCGAGTTCGGGCGCCGCGCGCACCGCGCCACGATCGCGGAGTCAGGCGCGGAACTGTCCGCGCTGCTCGCCGACCTGCCCGCGAAGGACGCGGCGTGAGAGTCGCGGTGACCGGCGCCGCCGGGTACATCGGCGGCTGGCTGTGCGCCGAACTGGCCCGGCGCGGCCACGAGGTCCACGCCCAGGACCTGACAGGCCCGCCCGCCCCGCCGGAGGCCGCTCACAGGGCCAGCTGGAGCACCTTCGACCTCGGCTCGCAGGAGCGCATCCGCTGGCTCCGCGTCACCGAACCTGAGGTTGTCATCCACCTGGCCGCCCTGTACGGCCGGGTGTGGGGCGACGTGGACATGGTGAAAACCGCCGGCGCCAACGCGGGGCTCACCGCCGAGATCGCCCGCGATACCGCCGCGGCCGGTGCCCGGCTCATGTTCATGAGCAGCTCCGAGGTGTACGGGGAGACCGCCAATCACCGCACCTGCTACACCGACGCGGCGCACGGCCTGATCGCCCCGCTGGCCCCGCTGAACATGTACGGGATGTCCAAGAAGTGGGGGGAGGAGGCCGCCTGGCGGTACGCCCCGGACGGCCTCATGGTCACCAGGCTCAACATGCCCTACGGTCCCGCCGCCTACCCCCCGCCGCCGGGGCAGCGCACCGGCACTTCCGGGCAGCCCGGCACAGTCGGCTACAACGTCCTCCACTCGATGACATGGCAGGCCTCTCACGGGTGGGACCTGAAAGTGCACGAGGGCACCACCCGGTGCCTGACCTGGATCGGCGACACCGCCCGCGGGCTGGCGATGATCATGGAAGCCGGGCGTTCCGGGACGTGGAACGTCTGCCGCAACGACGATCACCGGCCGGTAGCGGAACTGGCCCGCAAGGTCGTGGAGATCACCGGCTCGCCGTCTCAGATCCACGCCGAGGCGCCGCCGCCCGGCGTCACCCTCCGCAAGTCACTGGACAACACGGGCCTGCTCCAGCTCGGCTGGAAACCCGCCGTGGAACTGGACGAGGGCATCAAGCTGTGCTGGGAGTACTACCGGAAGTTCGACGGGAACGGGGTGTGGACGGGGTGAAGGCCGGCTGGGCGGGGCTGGGCAAGCTCGGGCTGCCCTGCGCGCTGGTGCTGGCGCAGCATCACCAGGTCTGGGGCTACGACCCGGGTGACAGGCCGTGGAAGATTCTCGCCGGCGAACTGCCCCCCATGCAGGAAGAAGGCATCGCCGGACTGCTCGCCGGCGACCCGGAGATATCGCGCTGCGACACCCCGGCCGGCCTGGTTGCCGCCTGCGACATCATTTTCGTGGCCGTCCAGACCCCGCACGCCCCGGAGTGGGGCGGGGACAGGCCCATGCCGGAAGAGGCGCCCCGCGACTTCGAGTACGCGTTCCTCGTCCAGGCGTGCCGGGACATCTGCCGGGCGGCGGAGGCCCAGCGGAAATTCGTCACGCTGGTCGTGGTGTCCACCGTGCTCCCCGGCACCACTGAACGGCTCATCAGGCCGCTCGCGAATGCCTGGATCCAGCTCGTGTACAGCCCGCAGTTCATCGCCATGGGCACCGCGATCCGCGACTTCACCGACCCCGAGTTCGTCATCTGCGGCACCGACGACTACGGCGACGGCCCCGCAGCCTTGCGCGCCGCGCTGCTCCCGTTGCACGGCAGCGACAGGCTCATCGTCACGAGCATCGCCAGCGCCGAGGCGGTCAAGGTCTTCTACAACACTTTTATTTCCATGAAGATCACGTGGGCCAACCACGTCATGGAGCTGTGCCACAAGACCGGCGCGGACTGTGACGTGGTGACGGATGCGCTGAGCCGCGCAACCGACCGGGTGATCTCGGCGCGGTACCTGCGCGGCGGCATGGGAGACGGGGGAGCCTGCCACGCAAGGGATCTGATCGCGCTGTCGTGGCTGGAGGGGCAACTGAACGCC